CCTTCGCCCGATTAGGGCGCAGCTCCTGCGGCAAATGCTTGTAGGCCTGCGGCCTGGTGATCGCGCTGGCGGCGATTTTCGCGCCCTCGACGATCTTGTCCGCGAACCCCTTGGCGACGGCGTCGGTCGCCGTCAGCCAGGTTTCGGCGTCCATCAGCGCGACAATTTCATCGCGCGGCAATTTCGATCGCGCCGCATAAGTATCGATCAGCGTGCCGCTGACGCTTTCGACCAGGTCGGCGACGCGGCGCATCTCGCGGCTGTCGCCGACGGCGACGCCCCAAGCATTGTGGATCATCATAAAAGCGCCATCGCCCATGATGATCTCGTTTCCGGCCATTGCGATAAGGCTGGCGATCGATGCGGCCAGGCCGTCCACATAAACGGTTTTCGTCGCCTTGTGCGCCAGCAGCTGGTTGTAGATCGCGCGGCCGTCGAAAACGTCGCCGCCGTCCGAATTTATCCGAACGTCCAGCGCCGTCACCTTGTCGCCCAGGGCTTTCAGATCCGTCGAAAATTGTTTCGCGGTGATGCCATCGGACCAGAAGGATTCGCCGATCACGCCGTACAGATAAATTTCCGCGCGCGTGCCGCCGGCCTTTGCCATCATGCGATAGCCGTTCGGGATCTTGGAACGGTCGGCGTTCAAGTTCAGCAGTTTCGACATCGGATGCCCCTTTAGAGAATTGCCAAAACGCGGACGACCTGGTCGCCGACGATCAGTTCGATTTCGTGCAGGCCCTGCAGATCCCTTGCGGATAGGTTCGCCGGCCGCAGCTCCCCCAGTTGGAACGGCACGCTGCCGGCCTCGCCGCGCGGACCAGGTTCGCCACGCTCGCCGCGCATTCCGCGCGCGCCGGCCGGGCCAGGCTCGCCGCGTTCACCAGGCGCGCCAGGTTCACCAGGCGCGCCAGCTGCTCCGCGCGGGCCAGGATCGCCGCGATCGCCCTGCGGCCCCATCGGCCCCGACGGCCCGCGTTCACCAGCTGGGCCAGCATCGCCGCGATCGCCTTGCGGCCCGGTCGGGCCAAGCGGGCCGACCTCGCCGCGCGGGCCAGGTTCACCCTGCGGCCCGATCGGACCAGGCGCGCCAGGATCGCCCTGCAGGCCCTGCGGCCCGGTATGACCTGGCAGTCCATCGCGGCCGTCGCGCGCCGCCGGCGCCGCCGCCAGGCCGTCCACACGTTTCGCCAGCAGTTCAAGGTGCAGCGCGATCCGATCGACCAGCGACGGCTTTTTCGGCTGCTGCGCCGGCGTCCTGGCAAGGGCCAGAATTTTCGTTTTATCCGACATCGACTGCGCCTTCCGAATAGATCCGATCCATGCGGTCCAGCGCATCGGTCGCCGCGCTGTCGCCTTCGCCTGGCTGTTCGCCGGGATCCTGCGCGGGATCCTCTGCAGGATCCGCGGGATCCGGCGCGCCTTCCGGATCCGCGACCGCGGCTTTGGCCGCGGCGATCGCCTGGTCCGATGTTGCGATCACTTGTTCCAGGGTGATGTTCTGGCTTTGGATCGTGTGAATATCGCCCTTTGTGCCGATCGTGTTTTCGTCCTCCAGCTGCAGGACGCGGTTCGGCGAAAATGCGCCGACCTTCACCATGCCGTCATAGTAAGCCATGCGGGCCGCCGTATCGCCGCGCATCAGCGCGCGCATGTTTATTTTCGAATAGAACTTGTTCCGGTTTTCCGGTCCCAGCAGTTTAAAATCGGCCTCATCCTCGAACCGCTTAACCCAAGGCGAAATTGAATCGACGACGACTTCGATCGCTTGGTGCTCGATGTTGGAAAAAGTCGCGCGCGATAGATCCATGACCTTGTGCGGCGGGACGCCGAACCAGCGGCAGACATCGGCGACCAGGGCCTGGTTCGTTTCGATCATCTGCGCTTTTTTCGCATCGATGCCGACGGGCTTAATGTCGGCGTCGTTATCCAGGAACGCGACGCGATTGGAATTCTTTAGGCCCTTATAGAGATTTTCGAATTCGGTGCGCTGCCGATCCAGGCCGGCAATCTTTAGCGGCTTTTTGTTGACGACGACCATCGAAACGTTCGCGCCATTTCCGAAAAACGATGCGCCGAACAGCTGCGCGGCCTTGGCCCAGCCCAGCGATTCCGCGGCGTATGTGATGACATTGACGCCGACCGGGCCTTCGCCAAATCCGCGAATATGGAAAATGCGTTTCGGCAGCAGCTGGACGGACGCGCCGCTGTTGCCGGCGTTCACGCCCTGGCCGATTTCATAATAAACCGAACCGGCCGGGATCGTGTCGCCGTAAGCATCGACGCCATCGGACATCGCGCGGCAGACCAGGACGCGCTCAGGATGGATCGGCCAAAGCGCGTAAGGCCGGCCGCCCTGCGTAGGCTCGATTTCCGCATAACCGTTTCCCCAGCGCAGCGCCCAATGCGTCAGCGTTTCGCGGAATTGCAGGCTCGACCATTCATCGCTCGGCCGGCGCGACAATAAAAAATCGACGGGATGCGTCGGGACGATCGCCGTCCCCTCGTTTGTGTTTTGCATCACGCGCCACGGCAGGACGGCGACGGTCTGCGAAAGATAGCGCAGGCACGCCCAGACTGCCGGGATCGTGACGGCCGTGTCCGGCGTGACGACGACGTTCGACATGGTGCGCGACCGCGGGACGCGGCTCGCCGACGGCCAGCGCGGATCCGTCAGCAGCCGGCGGCCGACCGTTGCGGCGTCGGCGAAAATTTCGCGCAGTCTTTCAAGCATGTTCGAAATCCTGATCCGCGGTTGAAAGTTTGGCCTCGTAACGCTCGCGCGCCGCCTGCCAGTCGGGATGCGATGGATCGCGCAGGATCGCCGCATCATTGTCGAAAGTCTGCGCCGGCTCGTCGCTTTTCTGCTTTGCGTCGGCATCGGCCAGCGCATCGTAAACGCTGGTCTGTGCCTCCGGATTTTGGGACATGATCGCGATCGCATTGAACATCGCCATCAGCGGATCTATTTTCATATTCCCGGCCGCCTGCTTTGTGATCGTCGTCGCGTTGCCGCGCGGTTCGACCATTGCGTTCCCGACGCAGAAGTTCATCAGGCGCTGCGGCGCGTGCAGCAGCGTCTGATCGCTCAGTCCGCGTTCGGCAGTCTTGATCGCGCCCGAAAGTTTCCAGCCCTGGCTGATGCCGATGATCCGTTCGCCGCCGATTTCGCGATCGTTCAGTTCATCGACGATCTGGGCGATCCCGACGGTATCGACGCCGATCCCGTTTTCATCCGGCAGCAGTCCGGTTTCGTGGATCTGTTCGACCAGGTCGGCGACTTCCTGAACGTCCTGGCCGGCGTGATCGCAAATCGTCAGCTCGCCGGCGGCGGCGAAATCCAGCAGCGCCGGCGCGATGTCCTTTCGCCTTTCCAGCGCGATCTTGTGCGCCCAGGCGTGCGTCCAGACCAGCCAGTTCCTGGTTTCGCGTTCGCGGCCCAGTGCGCAAAAGCCCAGCAGGTCGTCCAGGCCGCCGCCATCGATGCCGATCGCGATCACTTCGCTGCGCGCGATCAGATCGTCCAGCGTCACCAGCTCAGGATCTGCAGCTGCTTCCCAGTGATCAGCGCCGACCCAGCGATCGGCGCGCAGCGCCAGGCCGATTTCGATGTCCAGATGTTGCGACGCCCAGCGTCGAACCTCGTCCTCGCCTTTTCCCTTCGCGGTGTCCCAGTCCTCGATCAGCCGGTCCAGCGTGATCGACTTGCCCAGGTTCGGCAGAACCATCGGCCAGTGCTGCGGATCCTGCCAGGCCGGCGGCTTCGCTTTCGACTTGGCGATCGCATCCGGGAATTCGTACAGGATCGGCATCATCGCGCCCGTCGCGCGACCGTCGCGAATTGCGCGCGCGACCATCAGTTCGGCGCGGAACGCGCCCTGCGGCGGTTCGTCGGATTGCGTCGTTATGAACGCTAGAAAGGCCTCCGGATTGGGAAGCATCCCGCCGCGGATCTGGCCGATGATGCGCGCGGCGCGATTGTTTTTCGCGATTTCGTGCAGCTCGTCGATCAGGACGCCGCCAGGCTTGACGCCGGTTAGAACGCTGGCGTCGAACGTTTTGATTTTCAGCTCTGCGCCGGTTTTCCGGTTCGTGATCGTTTTCAGATGATTCTGGATATGCATCCGCTTTTGCAGGACGCCCTCCGGATCGTTTTCACACATGCCGGCGGCCTGGTCGAACGCCAGGTCGGACACTGCCTGCGTCGGGCCGATGAAAAGGAATTCCGCGCGCGGCCGGCGGTTCATCAGCAGCGCCGTCATCATCAGGCCCGCGCCGCCGGTCGTCTTGCTGTTCTTTTTCGGCACCAGAAGGAACAGCTCGCGGATCAGGCGCGCGCCCGTCGTCAGGCATGTCGATCCCAGCAGCGTCCCGACGATGTCGCGAAACCAGTCGCCGGCGGCGTCAGCGAACGCCGGCGTTCCGGGAACGTCCGGGATCGTCAGCAGATTAAACAGGCCGACGGCGCGCGCGAATTCGCCTGGATTGATGTCGAACGCTGCATCGGGAATTAGTGACTGGCCGGCGGCGATCCTTTTTTCCCAGTCGGGACGCGCCAGCGAAATCAATTTATCAGGCCCTCGAATTTCGTGCCGGCGACGGCGTTATTCGACTGCAGCTGCGCGACTTCCTTTTTGCCGGTGTTCATCACCTCGACCGGCGGCCGCGGCCGATCGCGGTCGCGTTCCTCCGCGCTGCGCTGCTTACTCAGCATCAGATAAAGTTTCATCGCCGAAACGTTTCCGCCGGTCGCCGATCGATACAGTTGAACGATGACATCGCCGCCGCATTTCGCGATGCCCATGTCCAGCTCGTCGGCGAAATGCTGTTCCAGCATCTCGACGCTGATGCCGATTTTCCGCGCGATTTCGTGTTTCGAAATATCCGCGCCGACCAGGATTTCGACCAGCTGGCGAACGTCCGATGTCGGTCGATAGCCTTCCACTTTCGGCCGCGGATCCGGCCCGGTCGGCTCGACGAACAGATCCTCGCCGACCGGCGGCGCGATCCCCAGCTGGGCCGCGAAATGCTTGCGGAACGTTTTCGGCGCCAGGCCCAGGCGACGGGCCATGCCCTCGATTGGAACCTTGGCGGCGATCCATTCGATCACCTGGTCGCGTTGCGCTTGTGTCGGGCAGAAGGCGGGACGGGCCATAAACTCACCATCGGGTAATTACCTGGCGCGGAATTCTCAAATTCGGCCGGGCAAAAAAAATTCTCTGCATGGG